ACGTTCCTGCTATGTCCCGAATTGAGCGGTGAATGGCAGGGTTCGGAGCATGATGCGGGCAAAACCTGCTATGTCCCGAATTGAGCGGTGAATGGCAGGGTTCGGAGCATGATGCGGGCAAAAAAAGAGGGGATAGAATCCGAACGCGCCTCTGAACGGACCTACCCCCGTGTCGGACGTCCATGACCACAACGATCCTGGCCGCTTCTCCGACTACTTGGCTGGCGTCCCAGCCTTATTCTTCGCTTCATCTTCGCTCGCCGCCGCATCGAGCGTTACCGCATCCAGATCTACCGCCGGGATCGCCTGGTACGTCGCGAATCCCATGTTGCATCCGTTGCAGACGTGCTTCCTGTTGATGGTCGCCGCCTCCAGGATCGTTTCCGTCCTGATCGTTCTCATCCTGTAGGACCCGCAATTCCTACACGGTACGAGTTCTTTGAACGGTATTGGCCCCTGGTAGCTTCGTGGTTCCTTCATCTGACCCCCTCTGTTTCTTCCGTCCTGCTCCATTCTGTTTCGACCTCGTTGCATTCCTCACTCCTTTGTCTTGTCGTACCCGTATACCACGTTCCCGGCCGGATCCAATTTCAGCGGCCGCAGTATTCCGCCAAACATCGTGTATGGCGACTGTCCGGCTTTTGGGTTATTCCAGAGCCACCGCACATAATCGTACATCGAATGATGCCAGAACTGAGCCCTCGCCGCTGTTCTGTACCGTTCCCCCTCTTCCTCATCGTCAACAAAGATGTCCACCGGCGCCTGTCCACCAACGACGTCCAACGTCGTGATCTTGGTCGCTCTTCCTTTGCTCGGGATTGCAATTCTGTAGCTCACTCTGTCTCGATATCCCCCGCCAGATACACGATCTTCTTGCCGTCGAGACCTGCCCGGCTCATCCAGTATTCTCGTTCCTCATCCGTCTCGTACAGCAATGTGAACCGGTTCCCCCGGTCGTCAAGTCCAGTGACATCCGGTTCCGGGAGTCCCGGCGTGGTCGGCGGTACACCGTCAACGATCAGCCGCGCCAACTCATCTTCCGTGTACCCGGTCATCCCCATGTCGATCGACCCCGTGTCGATTTCCGTCAGTAGGTCCCTCAAGATTCTCGGGTCAATCTCCGATAGCTCCGCTATCCGATTGTCCGCGATCATGTCCGCCCACTCTTCTTGTTCCGATCCATACGTCTGTATGTCGATCGGCACCTTTCGTAATCCGGCCCTCTTGGCCGCCTGGTATCTTCCGTGCCCACGCACGATCATTCCGCTCCGGGCACTCACCGTGATCGGAATCCTCCACCCGTGATGTTCAATCATTTTCGCCAGCAACTCGATCTGTACTTCCGGGTGTTGGTTCGGGTTCCTCGGATTCGGCATCAACTTCGCAATCGGCACGATCTCCGTGCAAGCGCAATGGACGTCTACTCCGTCGGCGACTCGTTTCTTTTTCACTCCACCACATCCTTCACCGTGTATGCGGTTTTCGTTCCGTCTATTCCGGCCACGCGCATCCACCGCTGTCGCTCCTCTTCCGTGTTGTAGGCCAGGATGAACCGGCCGCCGGGCGCCGCCCCTGGCCCCGTCTGTCCGAGGGCCCCCAGCGACGGTTCTCCTCCGGATCCGCCGCCCCCGATTCCGCACTCAAGCATGAGCCGCTCGATATCGTCTTTCGTGAATGCCGTCATCTCCATGTCGAAGTCACCGGTGTCTATTTCCAGCAAGAGATCCTTCAGCATCGTTCTGTCCAGCACCGCCAACTCCGCCATCCTATTGTCCGCGATCAGGTCCGCCCACTCCTGTGCAGCATCCTCGTAGTCCTGGTAATCAACCGGGACCCTGGTCAGCCCGGCTTCTTTCGCCGCCAGGTATCGCCCGTGTCCCCTGGCTATCATTCCGCTCAACCGGCTCACCGTGATCGGCGCCCGCCATCCATGCTTCGTGATCAGCCCGGCCAACAACACGATCTGTCTGCGCGGATGTGTGTTCGGGTTCCTGGGGTTCGGCTTCACCGAATCCGTCGCCGCCAGTTCGTCGTAGGCGCAGCGGATTGCCACTCCGTCCACCTCGACATCCTTCGTCTTGCGTGGCGCCGCCTTAACGGCTCTCTTCTTTTTCAGTGGCTTCTTTTTCGTGCTCGATTTCCGTGTAGGCATGTTTCACTACCTCGATGTGTTTGATCACCCCCCTGTTCCACGTTCGCCAGTTCCGCAGATGTCCCACGAGCCAATGGTGCAGTCTGCACATCGTCACCAAGTTGTCTTTGTCCGTTGCAGCGTTTGGGTCTACGTGCACCGGTGTCTTGTGATGGACGTCGTTATTGCGGCTGAAGAATGTTGCTGCCACACCGCACACCGCACACCGCTGGTGCACCTTCCGGTGCTTGGTTTTGGCTCGCTGAACTTGGTATTCTGTGAACGGATGCCGTACCGCGTTTACGAAGCGCGGAATGTTCATGCGTGGGTTCCCTTCCGGTCTTCCTCCATGATCATTCTTTTCAAGGCAAGCCTCACGATCGTTGATCGGTTGGCTTCGTATTTCTCTGCGAGTTCGTCCGCAGCCGCCAGTAGCCGCTTCGAGATTCGCACGTTGATATTTACGGCTTCTTTCATGGGCGGATATTGGCATGCGTCTACTGATCTTGCAAGCGTTTTCTTTGCCTTGAAATGTCCGACTTTGCGTTTTGCTGAGGTTTCCCCCCAAAAACTAAATGTCGATTCTGCAAAATAATGCTTTGCATTGATGGCAGGATATGCCAATATTACTCTTGTTGGTGGTGGCCGGGTGGCCGGGAAAAATCAGGAACGAGCAACAACGGAGGAACGAGCAATGCCAACCGCAATGATTGCCAGGTTGATCGCCGCGCTGATCGCAGTCGAGTCCGCCGGTGACGACTTCGCCGTCGGTGACAACGGCGCCGCGTTCGGTTGTCTCCAGATCCACCAGATCATGGTTGACGACGTGAACCGGATCGCCGGAACATCATTCATCCACGAAGACGCATTCGCGAAAACGAAAGCGGTCAAGATGTGTGAGATCTATCTCACTCACTATGCTACGCCGAGAAGGGTCGGTGGAATGCAATGGGAAGAAGCAGCAGCCCGAATGTGGAACGGAGGACCACGCGGACACTGGAGAGCGTCAACACTCAGCTATTGGGAACGCGTCAAAGTGCAACTGGAAAGGAACGAGCAAAATGAAATCAACAGTACCATTCGTTAACCCCGGACAACTGCGCCGGATCTTCGCCCTTTGCTGGGCAGCAAATATCCCCGTCAATGTCGTTGGTGACAACGGCACCGGGAAGACCACCGCCGTCGAGGATTTCGTCGCGGACCTCAACGCGAAATCCAAGAACGGCCGCTATGCGTTCTGGAAGCTGATCCTCGGTGTGCATGCGCCAACCGATCTTGGCGGCTATCCTGTCCCGGTCGGAACGGATTCCGCAGAGCGCCGCGTGATTGAATATGCTCTTGCAAAGCACATGGACTTCTTCGACTGCGATACAACCGGGGTCCTTTGCGCCGACGAGTTCGACAGGGCAAAGCCTGATGTTCAGAATGCTTGGTTGCAGTTCCTGCTCGGTCGCGAGATCAATGGTCACTCCATCAGCCCGAACGTCTTCCTGGTCATGACCATGAACGGATCCGCCGACATCTACACTACGCCTCTCAGCAAAGCTGCCCGCACTCGGGTCTGCACCGTCTACGTGTCATCGAATGCTGCTGGCTTCCTCGACTCCTGGGATGAGTGGGCGGCTGTGAACGGGGTCCACCCGGTGATCCGTGGGTTCGCCCGTTTCCGGCCGGACCTCATCGAGTGCGTCGAGGACTTCGAGGAACTCGCCACTCCGACATCCCGCTCGCGGGACATGGCGGGCAAGATCCTTGAGGCAGCCGAGACAGTGGACTTCGATGTCAGCGACATCCTGCTGCCGTGCATTGCCGGGGTTATCGGGAAGGCCGCGGCCGTTGAACTCCTCGCCTACCGCGAGATCTGCATGGAGTGCCCTGACGTACGCGAGGTCCTCGGAGACCCGGACGCCGCTCCATTGCCCCCCTCCGGCAAGCCGCACGTCCTGTACGCGATGGCAGCCGCCCTGAGCGCAGCCGTCGGGACTGACCGGGCACTCGCACGTGCAGCCGTCCGCTATGTACTCCGGAGGGTCACGTCCGTGAACGGCAGCGAACAGCCCGCGCTGGAACTCCAAGCGTATGCCATGCGTGCACTATCT